GGATTTCTGGAGATTAACCTATGCCGCAGGGCTTACCTGTTTCAAATGTCGTCGGCGTCGACATCATCATGTCGCCGAAAGCGGCGAGCGGGCGCAATTTCGGTTCGCTGCTGATCCTCGGCAGCGCCACCATCATTCCGCTTGCTGAACGCATCCGTCTCTATTCGGATCCGGCAGATATAGCCACCGACTTTGGCAGCACCAGTGAGGAGTATCTCGCTGCCGTTGCGTATTTCTCACAATCACCTGCGCCTACTCTGGTGTATGTGGGTCGCTGGGCGAAAACGCTGGCCACGGGCGAAACCGGCAAAACTGAGTCGCTACTGGATGGCGTTAACGCCTGCCTGGGCTTCACCAACTGGTACGGCCTCGGCGTTACCTATGATGCCGATCGCAAGGACGATGATCTGTTGCCGGTTGCCGCAGCATTAGAGTCCTCATCGCTGAGCCGCATTCTGGCTGTTACCACAAAAAACACTGATGCGCTGCTGACTACGGTGAGCACGGATATCGCGTCGAAGGTGAAGGCAGCGAAGTACAGCCGCACGTTTGTGCAGTATTCCTCGTCCAGTAACTATGCGGCGATTTCGGCGTTTGGCCGGGCGTTCACAGTGGATTTCACCGGCAATAACACCACGATCACGCTTAAGTTCAAGCAGGAGCCGGGCGTTACTTATGAAACGCTGACCACCTCACAGGCGGCTGCGCTGGACGCGAAAAACTGCAACGTTTACGTGTACTACGCCAACGATACGGCCATCCTGCAGCAGGGCATTATGGGCAACGGTGATTTCTTTGATGAACGCCACGGCCTCGACTGGCTGCAGAACTATGTGCAGACCAACCTGTTCAACCTGCTTTACACCAGCACCACGAAGGTACCGCAGACCGACGCTGGCAATACGCGGATCATGGCGAACGTTGAAGCCTCAATGGAACAGGCGGTCAACAATGGCCTGATTGCACCGGGCGTATGGAATGGCGGCGCGCTGGGCCAGCTTTCACCGGGCGACACCCTGACGAAAGGGTATTACGTCTATATGGCGGCCATTTCTTCACAGGCGCAGGCTGACCGCGAGGCGCGCAAGTCGGTACCGGTGCAGGTGGCATGCAAGCTGGCTGGCGCAATCCACTATGCCAGCGTCCAGATCAACGTTGTGCGCTGAGGAAGGTAATCAATGAGCGGCACTTATAGCTTTATGGATATCACGGCCTCAATGACGGGGCCGACCGGTATTATCGATCTTGGTTATGGTTCTGGTAACTCCGATGAGGGGATTATCGTCACCATGTCCGAGGCAAAAAACACCATGACCACCGGCGCGGACGGCGAAGTCATGCATAGCCTGCACGCCGGGAAAAGCGGCACCATCACGGTGAACCTGCTGAAAACCTCCCCGGTAAATAAAAAGCTTTCCGTTATGTATAACGCGCAGTCGATGTCTTCGGCGCTGTGGGGCAATAACGTCTTCGTTCTGCGTAACAAAGCGTCAGGCGACATCATTACCGCCCGCGCTTGTGCTTTCCAGAAACAGCCCGACTGGAACAACCCGAAAGTGGCCGGCATCGTCGCCTGGGTATTCGACGCCGGTAAAATTGATGAACTGCTGGGAGAGTTTTAACCGATGGAAATTGAAATTAAAGGTGTTCGCTACAGCCTGGCGAAACTCAGCGTGTTCGATCAACTGAAGGTTTCCCGCAAATTGCTGCCCGTTCTCGCGGGCATGCTGGCTGACTTCCAGTCTCTGCGCGATGCATCGCAGGGCGGTGACGTGGCAAGCGCAATGGAAACGGTGCTTCCCAAGATTGCGGATGCCGTAGCGGGCATGAGTGAGGACGACACCAACGCCGTCATTTACCCCTGCCTCGCGGTGGTGTCGCGCCGTCACGGTAAAGATACGTGGGTGCCGGTGTTCCGCGATGGCGTGCTGGCGTTTGATGACATCGACCTCATGACCATGCTGCAGCTGGTTGGCCGCGTGGTGGGCGACAGCCTGGGAAATTTTTTGCCCGCGTCCCCCGACAGCGTGACGGAGGGCCAGCAGCCTCAGGGCTGACGCTCGACACGCTGCCTGACGGTAGCGATATGATCTGGAGGGTGGCGAAAGCCTTCCGGATCGACTTCCGGGATCTGGAGTCCGGCGCAGTTGACCTGTGCCGGATTGCTGAAGCCGCCGATTACCTTGATCTCGAAAATGATAACGAGGCACGCATAGCCCGCTGGAGAGCTGCAAATGAATGCTGATGTCATCAAAGATTTCCTCATCAGCCTGGGCTTTCAGGTAGACGATTCTGGCGCAAAGAAATTCGATGCCACGCTGGCCAGCGTCACGCTTAATGCAGTAAAAGCAGGGGCGGCCATTGAGGCTACAGCGCTTTCTGTGGTGGCTTTCACGGCCAAAATCGCCAGCGGACTCGATAACCTTTACTGGATGTCACAGCGCACCGGCGCAACGGTTGCGGGCATTCAGCAGATTGGTTATGCGGTGTCTCAGCTGGGCGGAACGGTCGAGGGGGCACGCGGCGCGCTGGAGGGATTATCCCGCTTTATGCGCAACAATCCCGGCGCCGAAGGTTTCCTGAATCGCCTGGGTGTGCAGACGCGTGATGCCAAAGGCAACATGCGCGACATGGCCAGCGTTTTTACCAGCGTGGGCGACAAGCTGCGTGATATGCCTTACTACCGCGCCAACATGTACGCGCAGATGCTTGGCATTGATGAAAACACGCTGATGGCGATGCGCCGCGGCGTGGGCCAGTTCAGTGCGCAGTACTCGCAGATGACGAAGGCGATCGGGTACAACGCGGACGTGGCCGCCGTCAGCTCCAACCGTTTCATGACCTCTTTGCGCTCATTCGGTCAGATGGCTGGCATGGCGCGGGATAAAATTGGTTCAAATCTGGCGGATGGACTGGCCGGGTCAATTGACAACCTGCGCCGCCAGATTCTGGACAATTTCCCGAAAATTGAAGGTGCGCTGACCAGCGGGATTAAATTCATTCTCGCCCTCGGAGACGGCATCGGTCAGCTGTTGTTTCGCCTGATGCAGGGGGCTTCCGACCTCAGGGAGTGGTGGGGAACACTGGATAACAGTACGCGTGACCTTATCGAGCTGATTGGCGGTCTCACACTCGCGTGGTGGGCGCTCAATCGCGCTATGTATGCTTCTCCTATCACTTGGGTGCTGGGCCTCGTGGCTGCTGTGGCGCTCCTGTGGGATGACTATAAAACATGGAAAGAGGGCGGGAAATCCTTTATCGATTGGGGCAAATGGAAGCCGGAAATTGATGCCGCTGTGAAAGGCGTCAATGGTTTCATCTCTTCGATTAAGGATGTGTCGCTTCAGGCCGCGAAACTTTTTGGTATCGATCCCAAAACGTGGAGCCTGAAGTTCGAGTTTACCGATGCGATGCGCAATCTGCGTGACCTCGGAAAAATGCTAAGTCTGATCGCTGATTTACTGAATGCAGTGAATGAGGGGCGCTGGTCTGACGTGGTCAGCATTGGCAAACAAATTCTGTCTCAGCACAGCAGCAAACCAGATGCTTTGCCGGGCGTTTCATC